CTTCAACGTCTTGGGCAGCCTGTCGATCAGGATGTTCACTCTGCATTCACCTTCCGATACTTCTTCAACTTTTCATTGCGCGCACCCTGGATGAACGGCGTGATCCCTTCAAAGAACTGCACGAACATGTTCAGCGTCCTTGCCTCGCCAAATGCCTTCTGAGAGGTGCCCGCCCCGAATACTGTGTCGATCTGCCCTCTCAGGTAATCGCACAGCTCCAGCGCCAGCCGGATGCTCTCCGCCGTGTTCACCGGGCTGCCCAGCTCGTCAACCGCTTCCACCGCGCCGATCTCCTCCGCGCGCTGCCGGAACTCCGCTTCTTTCACCTCGAACTGCTTGATCAGCCCGTAGAACTTTTCCATGAACACGATGTCCTCCGGGTTGAACTCGATCACCCGTTTCTCATCACCGTTTACCGCGATGCGCTTTACGCCGCTGTCAATTCGGATGCTGTCCATTACACCGTCCTCGTCGCTTTGATGTAGTAGGTGGTCGTTACTGCGCCAACCGTCACCTCAATACTGATGGTGTTCTCACCCAGCACCAGAGAAGCCGCAGCACCCTGGTTTACTGTCACCCCGTTGCATTTCTGCACGATCGTCGCCCCAGACAGCACAGATGCAACGGTTACCGTCGCAGCCGCGATGCTCGTGGTGTAGAACAGGTTCGACTTGTCCGCTGCGAACAACGGCGCCAGTGTTCCGGAACCCAGCGTCAGGCTGGTCAATGTGTTGGCCGCTGGTGCGTTCAGCTCTGAGAACGTCCCAAGCGTCGGGTTGTATCTGCCCAGTGTCGGTTCTCCCAAGAAATTCACCGTGTAATTCAGTTTGGCAGCCGCGCCGCCGTCACCGCCGAACTCATCCACCTGCAGGCTAACGCCCTGCCTTTCAGCCGGGTAGAACCCGCCGATCGCCGCTTTGTACAGCCACACGTTCACCACCTCGGCTTCTGCCAGGCTGAGCACTGCCCGCGATTTGCGCAGCGTGTCGATGTACTCGAACACCGCGTCCCCCGCCACCGCCGTGGATTCAAGCGGCATGGTCGGTGCGTAAGACTCCACCGAGATCGTCGCGCTGTCCTCATGGATGTACGTTTCTTCACTGGTTTTTGGGTTATATTCGATCGCTCCGGTCGTTACACCGTCCCCCACCAAAGACCAGGTCGGCGTTCCGATCGAACCCGTGTTCAGGAAGGACCTGAACTGACTTCGTTTTACTTTGCCCACGAAGGCCTCCTTAGCTTGCAGTGAACGCGCTGGTGCTGGCGTTGAAAGTCCCTGGTACCGGATCGCCAATGAAGTTGATGGTGTAGTTGATCTTCACCGATGAGCCGCCATCGCCGCCGAACTCATCGATCTGGATGGAGACGGTCTGCTTCTCCGCCGGGTATGCCGTTGGACCGCCTGATTCATACGCCCAAACATTGACGATATCCGTCTCCGCGTCATCCAGCACCGCTCTGGCCACCCGCAGCGCGTCGATGAACTCGAACACCTCATCCCCGCTCACGGCGATCGCTTCAACCGGCAGGCTTGGCGCGTAAGATTCCACGCTGATGGTGGCGCTGTCTTCATGGATGTAGGTTTCCTCGGTCGTCTTCGGGTTGTACTCGATCGCCCCGGTGGTCACGCCGTCACCGATCAGCTTGTAGGTAGCAGCTGCCAGCGGTGTGGTATTCATGAAGGTCATTACCTCAGAACGCTTGATTTTTGCCATGTTTCACTCCTAATTTTGTTTGTAAACGAGCCGGCAATTCACCTGGTAAATACCGGTTTCCGATTCGCCCTGTTCAAAAAGATAACCCCATCCGGTCGCTTCGATCAGCTCAGGGGTCTTACCCGCTCCCAGTGATGGGAATAATCCCGCGTCTGTCTGGCTTTCCAGCCAGTCCGCGAAAGTCTCAAAAAACCCGTTATTCTCCAGCCGTTCCAGGTCATCCGCCGTGCTCTCCATCGATTGAAAAGCGAACGGGAACTCCCTCAGCGAGCTGCCGTCGATGTAGCTCTCCACGATCTTCCCGCCGGCTAGCGGTGCCACCGCGTACTGCGTCGGATCGCTGCCCAGGTAATCCACCCACAGCGGCGCGCCGCTCTTCAACCCGGAGTATGCCGCCAGGTACGTTCTCAACGCGCTGATCAGGCTCATTTCTTGCCTCCACCGGCGATCCGGCGCGCACCTGCCAACACAGTATGCACATGGGCTGTTTTCCAGCGCTCGAACCAGAACGGCCCGCGCTGCGGACCAGTCTGGCTGCCTTTCTTCCGAGCCATGTAATACTGCGCTTTGGCATACGGCGCGATCCATTGCACCAGACCGCTGCCCACCCGAGTTCCAAGAATGCCTGATTTGATCAACATTCCTGTACGAAGCGGGATCAGCGGCTCGCACAGTCTCAAAACTTCAGAGTCCACGAAGATCTGCGCCGCGCTGTACCTTTTCAACCATTTCTGTTTAAAGTTGGTATTCCAGCTCAGCTGCGCTTTGCCGTTCGCCGTCACCACGATCTTCCCGCGTGGGGTCTCGATCACCGGGTACGCCATTATGAAGCTCCGATCTGCCAGTGGCTCATTCCAACGCTGCCCATGTCCATCGTGTCCACGCTCCTGATCGTCAACGTGTCAGAGTACTTCGCTTTCAGGTCTGTGATCGTGAAACTCGTGGTGATTGAATCGCTCACCAGCCCGCGCACCACCACATCGCCATCCTGCAGCGTCCAGTAACCCGTCTTCGTCACCAGCGCCTGCCACGTCACCGGATCCTTGTAAGCCGCTCCGCGCGCGTAAGGGATGTAAATGTTTGCCTGGTTTGCCGCGATATTCCCTCCGCTGGCGATCACGTTGGCCGCCTTGCGGTTTTCCCACAATACGCCGCTGATCTGCGTCCGCTGGTACTTCTCCGCCCGCGTCGCCGCGTCAATGTACTTGTTGTAGAGGGTAATGTCGGAATTATTCCTCATCCCTGAACCCCCGGTACATCAACCCAGTCTGAGCCAGGTACAGCCGCGCAGCGCGTTCCTGCTTTTCCTCGTTGCTCAACATCGCCCTGGCGTTCGCTCCGTAGGTCACAGAGTAACTCCCGACCCGTTCGCTCGTCACACCATCGATGTTTCCGCTGCTCTCCTGCGATTGAATCTCTTCCGCCACGGCGCACGTCGCCATCTGGATCAACTCGATCGTGTCCGCGTCTTCGTCCGCTGTAACCACCGCAGCTGCCCGGTTGAAAGTCACCTGGTCTATCACCTGGCTTGCCCGCAGCGCCAGCCGCGCAAAATCAGCGCTGGCTATGGCAGTACCCAGGTACGTCGTCGTGTAGAACGTGTAGTCCGCGTATGCTGCCATAGCTTGCTCCTGTTAGAATACGATCCAGTTGATCACATCACCGGTTGTGACTTTGTAAGTCGAACCGTCCTCGACCGCAATTACACCGGCCGTGACACTGAATTTCCCGTCCGTGGCGATATCAACGCCAGAGCGCAGGACTTGCACAATACAACCGACAGCGTTCGCTTTACCGGTGTTAATTTCAGCTTTGTTGGCTGAATCATCTCCGGCAACTACGGTATAGGTTCCGCCATACGGAATCTTGCTTGCCCAGTCAATTCCTGAAATAGCCATCGTTTATCCCTTCTCCTACGCGGAGGCAACGCCTTCAACGTAGTATAGATACCCGGTCAGCTTGCCGGCCGTAAGCGCGCCAACAGAAACCGTACAGGTGATCTCCTTGGCAGCGCTTGTTTTGACTGAGGTAGATTCCGGCGTGTTCGCCTTCGGTACGATCGCCTTGCGTCCGACAGTTGAAAACGGCGCGCCAGATACAGCCGTGGCGGTCTGGATGTCGTTCGCTCCTTGCACGGAGATCGCAATCTGCCCGGATGCTGAAGAAGTGAACGCGGTGTTCACGTCGAAAAACCCGCCAACGATGATCGCGTGCGCCGGCAGGGTCACCCCTGTTCCATGCGCCCCAACAGCCGTGTTGTTCGCTCCCGCGCTGTCAACACCGGCCGTGTCAAACAGGAACCGCGCCACCCTCAATACACCCAGTCCTCCAGCGGCCAGGTCGCCGCTCGCTAGCGGTTCCAGCGCGTCAAAATTATCGTTCATATCTTTCAACCAGCCTGCGCCGGTCAATGCTTTAAGTTCTGGCATTTATTTCCTTCTTTCTGGCAGCTTGCGCCTTTTTCGCTTGTTTTCGTACTTCCTCTACCTTGGGTTCATTGAGTGGTGGAGCCGGTATTTCAACCGGCTCGTCTTTTACCTCAACATACCCGGCAGCCAAATAACGACTTGCCTCAAGCGGGTTTATGTCGATCGTTATGCCGCAATTCGTTAACTTCATCACAATCCCGCTTGATTAGGCTTTGTTGTGCAGGTAGATACCATTCAGCTTGTTTGCGTAAACAAACGCGTCGTGGTAAATGCGATACTGCACCAGCCAGCCGTCAGTGGTCTGGTTCTCATCCGGCGCGAACACCTTCAGCGCGGCGTGTTTGGTCACCTGCAGAACAGCCGAGGGGTGAATGATCATGAAGTTGATGTCCTTGCCGGAACCCTTGGAGTAACCACCAGCGTCAACACTTTCGCCAGCGTCGATGGTGATACCCTTGTAGAAACGGGTCTGAGGCACCATCACCACATCCATACCGTCAAATTTCATCACGCGCCGATCAACAGCATTCTCATTCGCCAGGAAGCGGCTAACCTTGCCCTCGAGCAGGTTCAAACAGGCGTCAGAGATGTAAAGGATGCGTCCTTCAACCGGGACCTCGTCCTCGTTCAATGCCAGCTTAGCTGCATCCAGAGCGGTAAGGATGGTGTTGGCATCCAAAGTCGCTGGGGTGGCAGCATTGATGCTCGCGGTGGAGGCGTACTTGCTGAAGCGGTACGCATCCAGTTCAGGGGCAACCTGCGTGCGGATGAACTCGCTCGCCAGGGTCCCAAAGGCCATGCCCAGGGTTTCCTCGTCATCCATGCGGTCGATCACGAAAGACCGTCCGCGTTCGGATGCGAGAGTCAAGGTTTCCCATGTACCCACAACCTGTCCGGCAGGATAGCCGGAAACGCGGGAGTAAGTACCAAGTCCGATGGGGCTGGTTTTAAATACGCTGACGACATTAGCCCCGGCAAAGTTCACCGGTTTGGTCAGTGCGTCCATACGAGCGGTCAGCGATGAAGCCTTGTAGATTTCATCGAGGATCGGCTGAAATTTTGTTGCTAAAGCAATTGATTGTGCCATTTTTTCTTCCTCTCATTTTTTAGATAAGGAAAAAATGCTCTGCGAGTTCACGCACGAATTTTGTGCCCCAGAAACTGAGGGGGAGTGAATGAGCAAAAGCTACCCTTCCTTATCTCCTATGTGTTGACCGGTAATCCCGCTGCTTTCCTGGCAGCGTCGAGTACCGCGTCGCTTGTGATTGATTTGTTGTTGCCACCCGTCACGATCTGCGGGTTGGCTTCTTCACTCTCGAACAGGTAATCGTTCTCCGTCTTCACCCTCTCCAGCTGCTCGGTCAATCCCACGATCGACCCATCTTCAGCCAGCTTCAGGTCCGTTTCCTTCAACAAAGCTCGCACAGCTAACGGGTTCTTTGCCTTCGCCCCGGTCAATGCGGATTCCAGCGCGTGATCAAACTTCAGCTTGCTCACCTGCGCCTGTGCGTCCTGCGCTGCCTGCT